TAGTATTGCTAACATGCAATATAAAATTATGGTGTCATTGTACCCTACCACACCCACAGCCACAGCACCGATACACATGCAACGATATTATGTATGTATATGTAGTAGTCAGAGCGTTGAAATATATGTTGACCACATATGTAAATACAGCGTGGCACTTTTATACACCCCCTTTAGGGGGGTGTAAAATGCCATGCAATACATGGGGTAGAGATTATTAAGAGAAGGGGTGTATAATACTCTGCATGGCAAAACAAAAAGGTTACGCATACATAGAAGAAAAGGTTCTCCAAGCAATACCTTGTTGGAATCAATGGACTAGACAACTAAGAAGAATATATTTAGCGTTGCCAGCATTTGGTTCATCAGACTTTGCAATACAGGAAATATGCGAAGAGCTTGGATTTAATTACGAGAGTGTGCAGAAAAAAATAATTACGACCCCGAGTTTTTCTAAATATCTAAAGATGTACAGAGAAGACAATGCTTACCCTATTGTTTCTGAAAGACCGGATGGCAAATATACATACCGAATAAAACACGATGATTTAAAACAAGTGTATGGTCAGTACGCAGATATAATTAATTATTTCCACATGGAAGACTTAAAGGCACAAGGCAAGGGTAGCGAGTTTGCATTGAGAGTCATTGACCAGAGAAAACTTGTAGAGATGAACTCAACACAACTTGATGAAGATAAGCCAGAGGGCAAAGTAGAGGTTAAGTTATTTGATACAACATAATTTTTATCCATGGCAAAAGAACATGGTAGATTCAGATGCCAAAATAAAATGGGTACAGGCTGGCAGGCGTGCAGGAAAAACAAGAAGTTCTTTAATGGAAGCTATGAATGTTATACAGAAAGCAGCCACAACTCCAGTAACTGTTGGTAATTCTACAGAACAACTAACAGCAAAACAGGCTAACCTAGTTCCAGAGATTCATATATGGACAGTTGCACCAACTAGAGCACAGATGCTTCAGGTGTGGAATGAGATGCAAACATTTATTCCAGAACAATATGTAAGGAAGACCAGAAGAAAGGGTCAAGCCGGAGGGCGTGGTGGTGGATTTAAACAAGATGATTTGCATGTATGGTTAGATTTAAAAAATACTTCTGGCACAACAGATGGTCTGTACAGAACAGAGGTATTCTGGGAGTTGAAGTCAGCAGATAATCCAGAGTCATTACAGACTGTTGGATTAGATTTTTTACACATGGCTGAAGCACAGGATATAAAAGAGGGTGCATGGAGCAAAGTGCGACCAACTCTAAACTCTCCGGGAAGATTAGGAAGAGCAATAGTTGAGGGTGTACCCCCAGAATCTACGCAACATTGGTTTGCAAGAAACTGCAAGATAGCAAAAGAAAAACCAAACAAGAGAAGAGCATACTTTCATGCAACTACTTTTGACAATACAGGTTTGACACAAGAAGACAGAGAAGAGATTGAAGATGAGAAACAAGCATTGACAGAGGCTGTTTGGGAAAGATTCTATCTAGCCAAGCAACCAGAAGGTGCAGGTAACTTCTTCAGAAACATTGAAGCTGCATATTCAAAAGGTGCTGTAGAACTTGCAAGACCACATGAAGGTAGGCACTATGTTGCAGGTCTTGACTTGGGAAGAAGTAACGACCCAACTGTCATGATTGTAAAGGATAGGCAAACTAGAGAATCGGTTGCAGTTGTAGAATTGATGAAGACAGATTGGTCTTTGCAGGTTGAAACAATCAAGTCTTTGAGTGTAAGATGGAACATTGAAGAGATATACATGGACTCTACTGGACTTGGTGGTAAATTTGGAGAAGACGTGCTTTACAGAGAGTTGATGGAGGAGGGTATTCCCGTGATAGGATATAACTTTACTCCACAAAAAAAGTATCAATTATTTTTAGATTATGCTATATCTTTAGAGAAGGAAACTGTATCTTTCCCACAGAGTTGGGTCAAACTGATAAGTCAGTTAGAAGATATAGGGCATAAGGAAAGTGCGAATAGAGGACACACTTTTTACAGCGTGTCCGGTGCACATGATGACTGGGTGGATGCAGAGTGTTTGGCTTTGATGGCTTGTGACCCTGCAATGGAAGGAGTGACTGGTGACAGGTTCATTCCTAATTCTATTTCAGGAATAACTCCCATGAATTCAAACTCAAACTACATAAATAAAAATTCTAGATTGCAAAGAGTAAAGCAAGCTAGGAAAGAGAAACAACTAGAAGAAGCAGGTATCTCAATAGAAGAATACATGCAAACTATAAGAAACACATAATATGGTTACCACATACGGACAAATATCAGAAGACGTAAATCCAGAAGAAGATATCGCAAGAGAAGCAGCCAACCCTATTGACGAACCATTTGTGTCAATAGACTGGGTGATTGGAAAATTAAAAGAAGGTAGATTCAAGTTCAAAGAATTCTACGACAACTGCAATGAATCAGAAGATTTTTATTTAAATAGATTTGATTTTTCTATACCTGAAACAGGCACAATGCTTAGATTGGGAACAGCACAATCTGTTGTAAACTCTCTTGTTGCTCATGTCACTCCACAGTTTATAGATATATCTGTTCCTGCTCCCGGAGCAAGAGGACAGGCAAGAGCAGAGAACATGGAAAAGTTTCTTACAGGTGCAAACCACATGCTAGAACAATTTACTCCAACTAGAAGAGAGATTGCAAAACACATGGCACTTTATGGAATTGCATTTGAAAAAACAGAATTTGCTGCAAACAGATGGGAAGAGTTTCCAGAACCACCAGAAGGTGACGAAGGTTTAGCAGAGTATAAAGAAAGATTAAAAGAAATCATTGACAGAAGAAATATAAACTTCCCAATGCAATCAAGTGCAATCAATCCTAAAATGATGGTCTGGGATACTAACAATGGTCCTAGTCCAAGATGGGTAATACACTTTTACGAAGTAGAAGCAGAGTGGGTAAACGCACATTTTCCAAACTGGAATGGCAAACTTTCAGGAACTGTAGAGTTCGTAGAAGTTTGGACATACTCACAAGTTGCATACATGGCTGATGAGAAGTGGGCACTTGAACCTAAACGACATGGCTACGAAACTTTGCCATTTACTATTTATCATCCTAATACAGGATTATTTACAGAAGGTGCAAAACCAGAAGAGTTGTACAGAGGAATCTTGCACGGCAACTTTGACATGATGAGAGCAGAGTCAAGACTTGCATCTCAATATCTTGACATAGTTGCACAGAGTGCTTGGCAAACTAAAGACTTTACTGGTCCACCGGGAATAACAGAACAAGTGATGGAAATGTATGAAGAAACTCCGGGTGCAAAAAACTTTGTACCACAGAATGTAAGCATCAATCCATCAAGAGTTATTGAACCACCGGCATCAATAAACATTGCTCAACAAATGATGAGTCAGTCTATTGAGGCAAACACAGCACCTGCTGTGGTCAGGGGAGAACGACCACAAGGTGCTGCTAGTGGTTATCATACAGCAGTTCTTGCAGGAATTGCAGCTTTGAACTTTGGTCCATATGTTGAAGCTGCACAAAGAGGACTGCAAAATAGAAACTCAATTATTTTAAATATCGTTGAAAATGTAATTAAAGATAAAGTGACTGTGTTTGGAAAAACAGAAAGTGGACCACTAGATGCAGTCATCAAACCAAACGACATAAGAGGGCACTATGTAAATATGGTGCAACTTACTCCTACTTCTCCAGAAGAACAGGAAAGAAAGTTAAACTTGTGGAACCAGTTATGGTTGTCAGGATTTACAGACCACGATACTGCACTTAGAAAAGCAGGTGTATCAAACGCATTTGAAGTTAAATCTAAGATACTTGCAGAACAATTCTTAAAATCAGAACAAGTACAGATGGCTTTGCAGCAAGCAGCAGCAGAGAGAGTTCCATTGCTACAACAGATAGTTGAAGCAGCCGGTGGTGGTCAAACAAGTGGAGAACAAGCAAGTCAAATTGCACAGAGTATTTACAACCAGCAACCAAACGCTGGTCAGTTCTCTACAACTAACCAGCCGGGAAGGACACTTGCATCTGAAGCACAAAGAGTGCAAACTAATACTAGACCGGTGATTCCGGGTAGTTTACAAGAACAAGACTTGGTAGCCAGAGAAATATCTTCTCCTGCTAGAACAGGAAACAGAAGAGTACCAACCTCTGATTTGCCACCGGGAATGAGATAGATGGCAAGAAAAACAGATAAGACAATACCTACAGCTTTCGGACATTTTGATGATTTGATAAAATCTTTTGTCAAGGAGTCAGAAAGTGTATTAGGTAATTATGTACAACCTGATTTACCAAAAATGAAGAAAAAACAAGTAGGGCAAACATTTAGCAACCCTTTCTTTGAGAACAGAAATGGCACTATATAAAGTAAGAACAAGAACAGGTGAAGAGTTTGAAGTAGAGGCAAATAATCCTTTTGAAGCACGTTTAAATGCTGAAAATCAAGGTGCAACCAATATTTCATTTGTTACTCCTTCTCAAGTTTTAAATAATCCTTTTACAGAAGGCAGAGGAGATAAAACATTTGTTCTTACAGTTGAAGACCAACAAGGTAACACAAGGACTCTTCAAGTACAAGGGGATAACGAAGATGATGCTAGAAGGCAAGCTATATCAAACAATCTTGTTGAAGGTTCAGAAAATGTTGTATCTAGCGATGAAGTAGCAAAAGCTGCACAAAGAAGAATAAGACAAATACAAGAAATGGAACAAGCTAGAATGGAAGCAGAAAATGCAGCAGCAAAAGCTGCTGCTGATGCCCAAGATGCAGTATCAATATTAAGACAGCCAACTGTTGTTCCAGAAGGAACTAGAGTTCTTGTTAATCAAGCTAGCTCTCCAAATGGAACTTTATACAGAAGTTACGATTATACAGATGCTAATGGAAATACAACCAGAAAGTTTTTTATTGTAAATGCAGATGAAGCAGGAAATGCAGAAGAAGCATATCAAAATGAAGTAGAAGTTCAGTCTGAAGCATTTTTAAAAGATATTCAAGATTTAGAACTTAGTGATATAACTGCTGTAACAATTCCTTATATTGGTTCCCCTCTTCCGGGAGTTCCTAGTTTTACAATTACAGGTGCAAAAATTCCTTTTGTTTCATTTAATAGTAGATATGTAGAACCAGATGGTGAC